AGCAGACTAGACGGAGTAAATAACAAATTACATTCGGTAGTCACTACAGCCATAGGTCTTACAAATGTAGACTTTGGGGTTACTTGTGGACTAAGAACCGAAAAAGAACAAGAAGACCTAGTAGCAAGAGGTGCTTCAAAAACTATGAAAAGTAAGCATTTAACAGGCGATGCGGTAGATGTTGTGGCTTATATTGGCTCACGCATTTCATGGGAAACGAACCTGTACGATGATATAGCGGATGCGTTCAAAGAAGCATCAGTAAGAGAAGGAGTAGGAATAAAATGGGGTGCTTCTTGGCATATACCAGACCTACGAGATTGGGAAGGTACAGCCGAAGAAGCTATGATGGCTTATATAGACCTTAGACGCTCACAGGGCAGAAGACCCTTCATTGATGCACCGCACTTTGAGCTAGTAACATGATGAGTAAAATATATATGAAGCTTTATGATTTCTTCTCAAAGATTGCGAGTTATTTTCTTAAAAAATCATTGAACCAGAAAACGAAAGGGGGTTATGATGGCACTAACACCAAAACAAAAAAAACTACCAAAAGGACTACAGGAAGCAATTCTAAAAAGTCAAAAAAAGGGTAAAAAGAAAAAGAAAGGAAAGAAGTAATGCCGTATCACACAGGAAAAGGCTCACATTCTAAGGGAATGAAGAAGAAGAAAAAAAACAAAAAGATGAAAAGAAAAAAGCGGTAAATGGTTCTAGTCAAATCTATCAAGAAGTTCACAACAAAGCTTAACAAGACGCAAAAAAAAGCTATGAACCGCCATGCTAGGCATCATTCATTGAAACATATGAAAGAAATGGCTAAAGACCTAGAGTCTGGTAAAACATTCGCACAAGCACATACTAGAGCAATGCGGAAAGTCGGCAAATGATAGGTTTTACAACTACAGCTACTATTTCTGAACTCATAGACAAAAGACCCATAGGACGTAAGCGAAAACGTAAAAGAAAGAATAAAATGCCCTTCAAAGGCAATTTAAAAGCCGTACAGCGTCTATTGCGTGTAAAAAGGGTAAAGTAACGCTAAAATAATTAAGACCGCACAGGAACGTTTATTTCAATAATCTCTTTTATCTGGTCTAAACATTCAGTTACACCGCCCTTAACAACAAAATGAGGTGTACCCATAGCTTTTGATTGCACCGCCCAAAGCTTTTGAGCATCCGACAACCTACCTTTTTCATTCTTTAACTCAATATACAAAACCCTTCCTTCTGGATATTCTACAATGATATCTGGACAACCCGACTTTAGACCCATCTTTTTCATCTTTAAATGATAGCCAATAGACTTTTGACCTTCATTCGGTACATGGAAATGCCGAAAATGGTAGTATTTACACAAATAATTTAGGTAATCATTACAGGCTATTTGTATGTCTGATTCTTTGGTCATAGGGGGTAAGTTCTATTTTTAATGAGGTATGCACCCATAGTTTATAAAATTTACCCCCTATTTATACAAATAGAATTGGAGTTCATTTGTATATTCCGCTTATCGTAGGAGGAATATCATAAAAATATCAAAAAAAACACCAAATCACAATATTTTTTACCTTATGGGGGTTGACTATTGAATAAACCTAGCTTAGAATCTAGGTTATTAATACTAATAATAATAATAGATTGGAGTTCAAAATGACAGATTTGACAATAAAATTAGAAAGCAATCCAAAGCTTCCAGTTACTTGGAAGTCTAAGATAGAGTTTCATACTTACTCAGAAAAAACTCAGCATTTGAGCAACTATTATCAAGCTGTAGGGATGAAGTTATCCTACACTACCCTAGACTTTTATATCGAGTATGATGAGTTTCATAATAACCCTTGGACTTTATGGTGTTCGGCAGAAACCCACAGAGAATTGTGGGGTGAACTTATTGAGAACTGCAATCAAGAAATTTTAGATTATGGTAAGCCATTTGACAATTATCGGCAGATACAGGGGTGGCTTGTAAATCGTGCTTATATATTGGAAGAAGCTCATTACAAAGACCAAAATTGTTGAGGGGGTAAGATAATGAAACTTACACCAATCAGCATTGAAGACGTAACGGAAAATTTATACACCGACTACTGGATGGATTGTACTGATGATGGGGAAACCCCTCTTCAGAAAAGCGAATGGTTGAAGCTTGATGGAGTAAAGCAAAACATTACACACATTCATTCTTTATTCAGTAAAATAAGGGAGCAGAAATAATGTGTAAACAACAAGAAAATAAAAAGCCATATAGGATAGAAGACGAAGTTTGGTACACCGCAATGGATGATACCACCCCTTATTCTGGTGAAGTGGAAATCGACACTTCTAAGAAATCTAAAAAAGCTTATGGTATCGGTCATTGTTGGAAGTGCCACAATGGCAATGGCATCTTCTGGAAAAAAACTTGGAATGGTGCGTTTCCCGATACTTGTTGGTCTTGTAATGGAACTGGCAAGGGTAAGGTAAGGCTATACACCCTCAAGCAAGTTCAAGGGCAAATAAAGAGAGCAGAGAATAATCATATTCTTTATCTCAACAAGGTTGCACTAAGCAATGAAATCAATGCTCTTAAAAACATTGCTTACAACTATTCTGAAAAGGGTGTTGCACAAAGAGCAAAAAGATTATCTTGGAAAAAAGACAAGATACTTACCAAAAACAAGTCAGAGTTTGTCGGACAGGTAAAGGACAGGGGTACATTTGACCTTACCCTTACTTTCAGAAAAGGCTTTGATACAGACTTTGGTGTAAGCTTCTTGAACACTCTTAAAGATGCTCAAGGTAATGTCTTTACCTATTGGGGTAATTCTTTTCTTGATGTTGACGTAGATACCACCATCACAGTCAAGGCGACCATAAAAGACCACAGAGAATATCAAGGCACAAAACAAACAGTAATCAACAGACCTAAAATCATAGAAGGGGTAAGATAATGAAAATCAGATTACATAAAATAAGAAAAGCACTCACTTTTAGAAATTGGGATGACTCAGAGCGTGTTAAATTGGAAAATAAAAAAATAGTAAGCCTAATTCTTAGAGGGTTCACAGACGAGCAAATAATAAATCTAGGTAACGAAATTTTTATGTATTGGGATAATCGTAGATATTGGAAAGCTAAAAAAGAACAAGGCTTATCTACATTAGATTTTTACGTACCTTGGAGGGTTTAGAAATGAAAATAGCAATTAAACATACAGTAACCTTAGAGGGTCACGAATTAGAAGAATTTGAATGTTTGTATGACCTTGAAAAGAAAGAGGGGGAAACCTTTAGAGAATGGTATAAAAGTCGTTTCATAGCTGATGGCGAAGCTTGCTTAAATGAATCAAAAAACAATTTAATAAGTGGGGGTTTATGATGCTAGAACAACCAACAAAAATAGGCAACACAACGCTATACACAGCTAGGGTTCTCAATATGTCAGTGGCTAAATATTATGGCTTAGTCAAAGAATATTGCGAGATCGTTACCAAAGCTAGGGAAACCAACAAAGAGGATTTAGAGAAGAATGGGGTACAAGCAGAACTTACTTTGTACTTCTCAGTAAAAAAACATTTAGACCAGTTGGTGTTGCAAAAATTAATGAAAAATAAAATAGAAAAGTTTGGAGCAAGTAAAAGATGAAAAAGTTATTAGAAATTGTTTTTGATAGTGCATTTTTGATAATGCTTTTTGGACTTGGTTATTTCTTTTTAGTGGCTTTTACATAGACATAACCCAAAAAATAGAATAGGTTTTAAATTGAATTGGAGTTCACATGAAGAAATCAAAACTAATTTTCACTTTATTGTCAGCCGTTGTTATTGGTGGGTGTTCTACCATGCCAATTGTTGACTCTAGAGGGAAATCATCGGCAAATATCAAAGGCGATATGAACCGATTCCACGATGATTATTATACCTGCAAAAGCTTAGTACAAGACCAGACAAGTTACGTTTGGGATAAAAGCAAAGCAGTTTATAATGGTCTAAGGTGGAGAGTGCTATGGCTTTCACCTAAAGCAAATACCAGAAAGGATTTTGTTAATAGGTGTTTAGAGGGTCGTGGTTACAACGTAATTAATAAATAAGGAATAAGTAAATGATAATAGATAAAATATTTGATAATACAAAAGATGGAGTACCAAACTACTCTATAGATTTGATAGATGGCACTAGGCTTTATTACAGGGGAACAGTTATGAACCCCATGCCACAAAAGGGCGATGCGATAAACTATACAGTTATCAATACGAAAACGTCAGCTAATGGTAATCAGTACACGAATATAAAAGATGTTGAGATAGCATCAATGCCAGATAACGGACAGCCAGTGTATACGCCTACACAAGCACCACAACCGCAATATTCCCCTGCACAGACAATACAACCAGTTCCACAGTCTAATAATACCTTTACATCTAAACCGCCTTCAAATGGCTTTAATAAAGGGGACACACAGCGTCTAGATATATTTGTTACTGGTGTTGTTGGTAGGTCTATGGGGTCTGGTCATTTCTCAGTAAACGATATTGAGGAACTTACCAAAAATGCAGTAAGGGCATTTAATGAAAACCTTAAAGAACTATAAGAAGCTTTTCAGCGACTTTTGGGGGTATCACGAAAATGATATCCCCTTATGTTGGAATTGCCATAAAGAAGTGGCGGTCGATATTCATCACCTAATACCGAAAGGCATGGGTGGAGTCAAAAACAACAGGCTGAACCGCATAGACAATCTTTATGCGCTATGTCGCAAGTGTCATACGTTAGGACATTCTGACAAGGAACTTAACGAGCAGTGGAAAAAAGATTTATTAGAACGAATAGAGTGGAAAAAGGAAAACCCAGATGGTTGGTGAAAAATTATGTAAAGAGGTAGTAAGTATCGTTGAAACTCGCGGAAGAGATTATGGCGATATAAAAACAAATCACGAAGAAATTGCTAAAGGGTGGTCGGTTATCTTAGGAATAGAGGTAAAACCGCATCAAGTGGCTCTTTGCAACGACTGGCAAAAGACAGTTAGGCTAAAGGCTAACCCAAAGCATCATGATAGTTATAAGGACAAAATGGGGTATATGATTACCTATTCGGAGTGTATAAAATGAGCGATATTTATTCACTTCAATTTGACCCCCATAAAATTTCCCATCAACAGGAGGAATTAGGGATGATATTTGCGGATTTAGATACCGCTTGTGAACTAATGAAAAAAGAGGAAAAGATGATTATTGCGGAGTTAACGCTTCAGTTTTCCAGACAAAAAATGTATAAGAATATGAAAGAGTTAGATGGTTTGATATTTAACCACGACAAGTTTAGGGATTTTACTAACAGATTTAGTGAAACCTTGAAGAGAAGGAATAGAGCCAAAATTAGGTTTGAATCCTTCAAAGCCTTTCGGGATGACCTTAGAACAAAGGTGGTCAACGAGAGGGAAATGGCAAAACATAACTTATAGAAAGGAGTTACAATGTCAGAATCACAAAACAAACAAATCTTAGAGTACCTAGAAATAGGGAACAAAATAACCCCCTTAGAAGCTTTGAACAATTTTGGTTGTTTCAGACTTAGTTCAAGAATATTCGATCTAAGGCAAAAGGGTCATAATATCATCACTCACAAGAAAAAAGTCGATGGCAAAACCTTTGCTGAATACTCATTAGAAAAGGAGAATAGCAATGGTTGATTATGAT